TATTGCGCTAGAAGGCGGAACAATCATTGAGGCCTGTGGTGCAGACCCGCGTGCCAAGTTTCCTTGAGCATCGAATGATAGGTTGCCTTTGGCTATTTCGCTCGTCAGGGCAGCATTGATTCCCATGCCGTTGTTCACTTGCAGATTGCGGAACACCTGTTCTTGACTCAACTCGGGATTTGCTAGTAAAGCCTGCTGAATGTCTTCATACAGTTTCTTGACCTTTTCGTTTCCTTGTGCGCTTTCATCAAGCAACGAGTCAATGGCTCTATTTCTGGCATCTACGAATGCTTTGTCCACATCTGCATCGCTTACGCCAGCCTTAGCAGCACCCGATCTGACTGTTCGCTGAAACTCATCTTCGGAGGTCTGTCTTTTAGCCAACTCGGTTTGCATCTTTGCTTCTGCTTCAGCAATTCGCTGTTTATCTTTGCTGATTTTAGCGGCGACCAGTTCTTCTTTGGCAGCACTAACCAGTTTCTCTTGATTTGCTTTGGCCTCTGCTGCTGCGGCAATCTTTCCTTGCTCTGCTTGTATCTGTTCTACCTTTACCGTATCTCCGCTGAACTTGGCAAGTTCCAGTTCTGTTTTCATTCGCTCTTGAACTAGGTTAGCAGCCTCTGCATCCTGAGCGATACGGATGTTTTGTGCAGCGTTGGATGCTTCCACTTCAGCCTCATGGCCGTCTCTGTCTCTTCTTGCTTTGACTTCTGCTTGTTTCGCTTGCTCATCTGCTGCGGTGCGGATCGCCGCCAGTCTATCTGTGGCAAATCTCTTCAGCATTCTACCAAAGAAGTTGTTGTCCAACTTGTCTATGAACGGCATCAGATAGTTTGAGCGGATGTCCTCCATCGTTTCGCCAAAGAATCCAACTGAGTTTTTGGACTGCTCTTTCAGCAACTTGCGCGATCTTTTGATGTTGTCAAGAATGATTCGCTTCTGCGTTTCATCTTGCAATCGTCTGGCATACTCTTCTCTGATCTCAAGAGTTTTCAAGGCTCTGCCGAAAGCGTTGTCTGTACCATCGCGCAATGCTTCCGCAGCAACATCGAATGTTTCTTTGATTTGAGTCTTGGTTGATTCGTCTAGTTTGCCTTTGCCTGCTGCTCGGAATTGAGCAGCAGCATCTCGTACTGCTTGTTTCTTCAACACATCGGTAACAGTATCTGCGATCTGTCTCAGAGGTTCAGCGCGTTCCAAACCAATACGGAATGTCTTGAGACTGCTTCCTGCGTCACTTACCGCTTTGTTCATAGCCTCAGTTGACTGCATGGCGCGCAGAAAACTGTCGGCCAACGGTATGACATCTACTGATTGGTTTGGATTAGGAGGCATTTACTTACCTTGTTCGTTTTGCGGGTCTTGATGGTCTATAACCTCTGCCTGCGGATTTAGCCTTGGCAGCCTGAGCCTTCATCTGCTCATTCTCCTTCTTGATGCGCTCATTCTCTACCTTCACCCACTCAACCAACAAGTGTACATAGATCGCCCTCTCCCACGGCATCATTTCTTCCAACTCCGTCAGCGAGTACTTATGGTGCTGCATGAGTTGGAAGTTAGTGTGCATCATGTTTACGATGCTGTCGTGGCAGAGGAGGATCGGAAAAAATCTTGGAGTCCCTTGAGAACAACCAACTGCTTCTGTTCTATGCAGGGATTGAAGATTTCTACTTCATGCTCTAGTTTCGGCATAGTATCGAAGAACGATGTGATCTTCACAAACTGCTCTTGGGTCAGAGACTCCAAGAACGAATCAATCTCTTTGCTTCCAACATCTTCTGCGGCGTGCATCTCATCGTTCTCAAAGATGTACTCCACACACTCCTTGACAACCTCGAAAGCAAGCATGGGGTCTTTACTGATGTCACCTGTCTTTGCGCCCTTGCCAGACATACGAGTTGCGAGATCAAGTTTGGGATATCGCATGATGACTCCCACCTTGCGCTTCTTGTCTTCAAACACCGTGATGGTATTGGTATGCTCCGCGCTGATCTTTGGTTTGATTTCATCTAGGTTCAGCGGCAACTTGACTTCTGCACCACAGTCCAGTTTCACCACAGGCTCTACTGTGTTTCCAACCGACTTGGATCGTAGTTGCAAGAACAACCACTCTATGTCGAAGAGTGGTACTTCGTCCACATTGAATCCTGGCGTTTGAACGCAGTTGCCAATGATGGTTCTAAGGGCACCGATGGTTTCCTTGTCCTTTTTGGACTCCAATGCCATCAGCAGAATCTTCTCTTCCTTCACCAAGAACGGTCTGTACTTGACTGTTTTGCCAGTAGAGATGAGTTTTGTGTCGTATGTCGGTGTGCCAATAATCGGTAGTGCCATGCTATTCTCCTGTTGAAACTCTTCAATCACGCATTACAATAATGCGACTCATGTTATGTATGCTGCCTTAAAGGAGTGGTCCCAAATCTGGAAGAGAGATACCACCTCCACCAGGCTGTATACGCATCTGATCGATCTTGTCCTGCACCTCTTCGAGCGAAGACTGCACACCTGATGCCAGAAAGTTCTTGTAAGCGAACTTCACCTTCGTCTTCACAAACATCGAATCCCCATCTCCCGCATCATTAGAGAATTCGATGGATTCGATCTCGATTGGGTACACCTCGTAGAACTTCCAGGCATATCGCAGCATTCCTTTCTTGTCATACTGCTGCAATCCAAGATCACACACATAGTGCGAATAGTAGTTGGGATTTCCACTTGTAGGATCAACCACCTGATTCATCCACCCATTGAATAGATCGCGCTCGTACCCATTCTTGCCCATCAAGAACTCCATAGAGAGATCATCACTAAACTCCTCACGCGCTGCAATAGTTCGCTTTAGTCCTGCTGACAAATCGTTGCCTGTAATCTTTCTGCCAGGAACCGACACATTGCGAATCGTGAGATTCAATCGTTCATTGTCTATGCCCGGTCTACCAATGAACAGTCCCCATCGGGTCGAGTCCAATGGTTGAACCTTTGAAATTGCTGCCATGAATTTGTCGATACGCATAGTGTCTCCTTACAAGTCTTTGATTTGCTTCATCATCTCCGAGTTCACGGCATTCTGTGTTCTAAGAGAACCCCTGTATTCTGCCACAGGAAGAAACGCCGCCGTGATCCATCCTGTAGTGGGGATCGAACCAATAGCAGATCGGATGCGTCTGAGTTTGTATGTTCTCACGGCAACACGCATGAAGTTTAGTGTGGTTCCATTGATGAAATCATAGTCCAGTTTAGATATGTCCTTCTCTTTGGGTGGGAAGCGAGGGTTTGCCGAGTGTAGCATCGCTGCAATGGCAAGCAACCGATACCGAATAGGTAGGTAATGAAAGTTGAAACCTACGATATGGTCGCTCTGTACAGTAAACGGTAGCACAATAGGAAAGCGATCATAGTACTCTTCATCTCTACTTGCGCGATACTCAAACAAATACAGTCTTCCGGATCCCATGTCTTCTGCGGATATCTTGCCGATGCCTTCCATCGCAGATGAAAAGGGAACCGTAGACTTGCTTACGCTTCCGTACAAGGATTTGACTTCTCTGTAGAACCATATCATGGCCGCCTCAATGCTCTTGTCGTTCTTCAGAGCAGAGGTGTACCTGGCGTACAGGTTCTCATAGATGTCTTTCTTCTTTGCCATTATGGTTTCAGGTCCTTGTCCGTGATGATCTTGAACACCCAACCCCTATCTTTACAGTACCTACTTGCTGCTGCCCACTTGGCAGAGTTGATGCCCCAATCCTTCACGCTTCTCACATAATCTCGGTAGTCCCGTTTGCGACGATCTACCTTACCTTCAAACACCCGTACCTTTGGTGCCTTGCATTGTCGGTACGGTTTGATCTCCACCATGATGGTCTGTTCCTTACCTCTGGCATCGCTGATACCGATGACGAAATCGACAAAGTATCTATGCCACTTGCCATCTATCGGGGATACATAAGGGATGTACAGTTCCTCGGAGGCCCACCATTTTACCGTTGCATTCGTGTCGCAGTACACCATGAATCGGCGCTCCAACAGACTGCGATAGGTGATGTTCGTGGAGTCTCCACGATACTTGGAAGTATTGGACGGTGTGTACTTTCCCTTGTATGCCATACATACCTATGTAGGGTAGGAGATCAAATGCCAGCCAACAACAATCGCGGAAGACTGCTGAACGACGGTCTGAACACAGGAATCTTTGCCAAACTTGAACGGGTTGAAACCCCGGCAGGAACCATTGCAACCATGCAGTATCCTTCTGAGGTTGGTACGGAGGTCATGCAGAACTTCATTCTGCTCACCGCGTATTCAGACACACCAACCGCATTTGATACCTCGGTGAAAGCATCAAGCAAGAAGGGAAACCTGTTTGGTCAAATCTCTGCGGGTCTAGGTGGAACCCCAGGCTCCTTTGTGAATGTTGCCGGATCGCTGTTCGATACTGGAAGTTTCATGGCAGCAAGAATGAAGAGTAACGAATCCTTTGTCGCAAGTACCCGACTCGCGGGACAGGTTGCGAGATCACCACAGGAAAGTATTGCCCTGTATATCCCAGGACCCATTGAAGTCTCCATGAGTGCTGAGTATGAAATGGTAGAATCGGAGAGAAGAGGTTGGGGAGGAATGTTCAGCGGTATGCTCAAGGGCGCAATGAATGCCATTGGGGACGCCTTCACACCGGGTGGACAGCAAAGCCGATTGCTAAAGCAGGGTAAAGCGAAGAACCCAAACAAGGAAGTGTCGTTCAAAGAAGTCAAAGAACGCACATTCACTTTCGAGTATGTGTTCGCTCCCAAGAGCCCGGAAGAAACCGAGGCAGTCTACAACATCATCAGGACTTGCAGATGGCATTCACACCCTGCACTAGATGGTGCTACCAGTTTCAAGGTTCCTTCTGAGTGGGAGATGCAGTTCTTCATCAACGGTAGAGAGAACCAATACCTTCAGAAACTACGCAGGCTTGTGTGTACCAAGTTTGATGTAACTTACGGCGACACAGATGGATTCGTGTCCTTTGAAGATGGTGCGCCCGTGTACATCACCATCTCAATGGGATTCCAAGAAGTCGAACCGCTGCACAAAGGACATATCGAGAAGGGCTTCTAATGGGATACTTCAACAAGTTTCCAAACCTCTACTACGATGTCAAGGGCAACAAGAACTATCAGGTTGCTGTTGATATCCTTCGCAGAGTTCGCATCAACTCCAAGGCAGTCGAGGGGTCGTTGTACGGCGAGTACACGCTGAAAGACACAGACCGACCAGATACCATTGCTCACAAACTATACGGTGACTCCGAACTGCATTGGGTGATCCTGCTGTTCAACGAGATACACAATCCGTACTACGAGTGGCCTATGCCGTATCACGAGTTCATGCGCTACTGCGAGAACAAATATCCAGGCAATGCTTTCTTGCTTGAGATGCATCAGCCCCTAAAGCAAAGTCCACTGGCATCTGTACGCAAACGCCGAGATCACAAAGTCACAGAAGGGTACTACGCATTCGGTATCACGGGGTCTGCGATAGACACGAGCAAGCAAGCCTATGTGATCTGTTGGGATCGCACCATGAACAAGGCAATCGTGGTGGATCAGTCTGGCTCTTGGGAAGACGACGATCTCATCGCGTTCGCAGTTACTGGTTCCGAAGAGGCAACCGCGAGTGGAATCATTCGCCGCATTCAACTGAACATAGAAGCAGTACATCACTTTGAAGATGACTTGGGAAACCCACTTGCTCCCCTTGGCAAATACGATGAATTAGTGCAAGAAGGGTCAAAGGTACAAAGCACATCCAATACCGACGAGTATGGACGCCCTGCAACCGTTCCGTTAGCGGAGACATTGCTCGGTGCTTATCTGTACCCGGACGAAGAGGCACAAATCATCAATGCAGTCACCAACTTCCAATACGAAACAGAAGTGAACGAGAAGCGCAGGCAAATCCGCATTCCCTCACCGGAGATCGTCACAGAGATTGCTAACCGATTCGAGCAGATATTGAATGAAGAGTTCTGAGCATGAGCAATACAACAAACCACTTCGACATCGTTGGTCTGAAAATTATCTCGTATGCAAGTGGGGCCGAGCAAGACATCACTAAGATATGGGATGAGATCGAGATATTCGAAGATATGTACACCAACTGCGTTAGCGGTCAGGTGACTATCTTGGATTCGATGAACCTGATATACCACTTCAGCATATGCGGTCGAGAGAAACTGGAGATCAGTTTCAAGACTCCCATCTTCGATAAACTATACGGAAATACCGTGGTGACTAGAACCTTCCGGGTCTACAAGATCAGCGAGCGTGAACCGCAAGCGAACGATAAGGCTCTGCGCTACACCCTCCACTTTGTATCAGAAGAGTTCGTGAAGAGTCAGCAAACGAAGGTTAGCAAAGCCTATGACGGTAGAGTAGATGAGATCATCAAGAACATCTACACCGACTATCTGAAGATGGACTACACAGGCAACAACAAGAAGAGTCTTGATCTCAGAAGGACCATGTTCCGCCACAAGTTCATCATTCCATACTGGAGTCCACTATCCGCGATCAACTGGCTGACTGCCAAAGCGGTAGACTCCGACAACAAAGAGAACTGCAACTTCATCTTCTATGAAGACCTTGAAGGATTCAAGATGAAGTCTTTCGCCGAACTCGGCAAGCAAACACCAATTGGAGAGTACGAGTACTTCCCGCAATCAAGAGAAGACAAAGACGGAGTTCCAGGCACCCGCGATCTGATGAAGGAATACAGGACGGTGCGTGAGTTCTTGATGATGGAATACCACAATACCATGAAGAACATCGAGAATGGTTTCTATGCTTCTCGTCTTATGTTCCACGACATCGTGCGAAAGCAATGGGGAGTCGTGGACTATGCCTACAATGAGGAGTTCTTCAAAGCGGATCACATAGAAAAGCATCCGTTGGTTGCAGCAGGCAACGACAACTTGAGTCCTCACCCTCTCGGGCATTTCAAGTTCTACCCCAAACACAAGTGGATGTATGGCAACGAGAACCAGTATGCAGATAACGACAAGTATCAAGAGTGGGTGCTGAAGCGCAACGCGCAGATGCAGCAGATCGAAGGTGCGCGTCTACAGTTCACCCTACCCGGCAACTCCAAGATCAGAGTCGGTCAGGTCATCAAACTCACAGTACCTTCCTTTGAAGAGAAATTGAATCCGTTCGTGAATTGGATGGATAAGTACATGAGTGGTAAGTACATCATCAGCGCGATCCGACACCATCTCACAATGGGCAAAGGATACAGGATGAGACTAGAACTGACACGCGATTCCCTACCCACCGCGATACCGGACAACAAGGTTTGGTACAGGGGTGTGTTCCCCGAGCAAGGGGACTTCTTCTCAACAAGTGTAAAGGTATAAGGAGATCACTATGGATAAGAGAACCAAACTCATTGAGTCTGATGGCAAGGCAAACATGACTGAGCAAGAGTTAGTGGAGTGGAAACTATGGGCAGAGAAGTGGTTGTCCGACGAGAAGGCTGATACCGTCGTGTCTAGTCAGGACTTGAATACCAAGAGATGACCGTACTTGCAGATGTAGTATGCGTCTGCGAGATCGGCTACTGGACTCTTGATCTGATCTGACGAAACGCCAAGAATCCCCTGCAAATCCAAGCGGCATTCTGCTTTGAAAGCGGTGTACACATCCTCTTTCTTGGCGTTGCCTCTACCCGTTCCGAACTTCTTCACCTGTGTTGGTGGGACGGTCTTGTATTCGATCTTGCTTTCCCACAGGCGATACTTGAAGATGCCCGTGTTCTCTCCGATATGGAACACCTTGCCTTTGGCGGCGAATGCATAGTCTTCGATGCACACAAAGTCGCAGTCCTTCACGATATCTAATGCCCAATCAGAGATGGCGCCGTATCGTTGGCACTCATGCTTGTGTTCTTGCATGAGGGTTCCGTGTATGTTGTGTGGGAAAGTCTGCTCGTACTTCTTTGTGGCAGACATGAAGTGCATGGTGCATTTCGAAATGCAGAACTTCTTGTCGCCTTCAAAGACGCACACGGCAGGGCAGCGCAAACTGTAATCCACGCCCGCTATTCTCATACCACTATCTATGCAAAAACAACGGTATTACAGCGTTTTCGGGGACCTGTGAAAAGAAAGAGCGCGGTGTTATCCGCGCTCTTCTACGAAGAAAATCTGTATTTTGCTTCAGTCTTCTGAAGCAAGACGCTCGAAATAACTCATGGCATCATCAGATTCGTCTTCATCCTCAGACTCCACCTTTTTAGGTGCTGGCTTCTTTGCGGGAGCAGTAGAAGCAGGCTTTGCCGCACCGCTCGGCTTGAAGGTAGCGCGTGGTGACTCGTCCTCTTCGTCCAAGTCAACATCTTCGGCTGAAGACTTACGCGGAACTCCTGCGTCAGACAAGCCCATCACCACATCATAACGGGTCTTCAGTTCCTCGAAAGACTTGTGAGTATCAGGAGAAGTGAACTCCTTGAGAGTGTACTGCTTCTTCCATAACGCCTCCAACTTGGCGTCATCTCCGTCGAAGAGTTCAGATTGGGCATCAAACTCGCTCTTGTCGTAGTTGATGTACCCTGCAACCTTGCGAATCTTCAGTTTGAAGTCTGCACCCTTCCAAAAGTCGAAAGGATTGATAGGCTTCTCATCTTCAAACTCAGGCTGCATTGCTTGCACAATCTTGTCGTGAATCTTCTTACCGTACTTGAAGAGGAACACCTTACCCTCGTTCTGAGGTGCGGCTGGATCACTTACCACAAGAATGTTAGAGACATAGTGCAGTCGGCGCTTGCGCTGACGGGCAATGTCCTTGTCTCCTTCATCTCCGCTGTTCCAAAGGCGTGAGTTGGCTTCACACACAGGACACTTCTTACCAACCGTGGTTGGGCAGTTCTCAATGAACCATCCACCAGGCCCTTGAAATCCGTGGGTAAAGCATCGCGCCCACGGAATGTCCTCTCCCTCAACCGGAGGCAAGAATCGGATCACGGCATAACCGTTGCTCGACTTGTCCAGTTCAGGACGCCAGAAGCGATCATCCTTGTAGGAATCGCTCCCCTTCTTTGCGAGTTTGTTGAGTTCGCTACTCAGTTTATCAAAACCACCACCCGATGACTTCTTTAGGTCTTTGAATCCCATGTTTCGTTTCCTTTCTGTTTCGTGTAACGATGTGTCAAGTATACAGTATCTATCAGCGAAGTCAAGCCTTGACATCATGCTTGCTGACTTTTTCCTTCAACAGTTTCTTGAACTTGTCTGGCTTGGCACACACAGACACAAATGGCTTGTAGCGCATGACCTTCTTATAGAAGGTGTCCCATGTGAAATCTCCCTTGAGTTTCTTGTCCGATTTACGCATGAAGCCCAATACGCAATCCAACAGCACAAGCGTTTCGATATGAATGTCACCACTCATGCACATATGAAATGCCAAAGGATACTTGGTATGCTCCAATATGCCAACCTTACACACGATGGTTGGGGAGAACAGCGCATTGAAAGAGATGCCGTTCTTTTCAATGTGGTTCAACATGAACTCACAGTCTTGCCCAAAGGTGTATGTGATGCTCTCTTGGGTTCGTTTCCAATC